CACCTGAGTCTACATCAGCAACAGATCCAACAACTGTAAAGCCTGGACCATATCCACCTTGTAAACCGTCTGTACCTTGGATACCGGTTAAACCTTGAACCGCTCCACCTGAGTCTTCAAGTACTAACCACGCGGTACCGTTTGAAAAGTATAAATTGCCGTCGTCGCCATAAGCGATCGCACCTTCATATACAGCTACGTCTAAGGTAATAGGTGTTTGTTGTGGCTTACCTTGACCTACTAATCTGCTGCCACTTATAGAACGAAAGGCCATTAGACGTCATCCTCCTCCGATTGACCGAGAGTGAATGACAATGTTGCGTCTACTGCTAAATTGGTGTCGCACTTGATGTCTAGCGTATCACCAGATTTAAAGAATTGTCCGTTAAGAGGAATAGGAATTGTATCATATGCTGGAATTTTCATATTTCTTACAAGATAAAATGGTGTCTGTGTACCACTATCAAACCTATTTGCTCTTACGTCGACTGATACTGTATTAGCCGTAAAGTTACAAAGAATAAGAGGCGAAATAACTTCGCCCACACCCGGCTCAACAACGTTTGAACCACCGAATACAAGTTCAGGAACTTCATAGTTCGGCACCTCAATCATAATTTGCCAGTTTGTCGTCAACGTAAAGCTTTTGGCGACCGGTTTAGCGTCGGGCGCCTGAGATGTTGAAATTGTAGATATTGAATATGACATTATAGTTGCGCCCTTGAGTTAGATGCTCTTCTTGCAAGTTTTCTAACAGATGAGGTAAACGGACGACCTTCAATTCGACCTGTTCTACCATTAATCCTTAGACCTCTTGCGAAGTATTGGTTGTTAAGTTCGTCAGAGCCTGACCATCTGATTCGACCACCATTTTCTGATAGGACCGAAGCGTTAGCACCAATTGCTGCACCCACGTTTCTAAAGTTCAGCGGTAGAGCGTTTCTGTTAACGCCAGCCGAAGCACCGTTGAACTGGTGAGCAATCGATTCAACCAACGAACCGAATGTTAAGAAGTTTGGTCTAATTACACTGTCGATTAGAACGTTATCAATCAATTCGGTTACCATATCTCTCTGATCTTGATTTACTGCGATATTGTTATTTATATAGGTTTTCATCTGCGTCCATGCGCCAGTGAATGAATCAAGAAGATCGGTATTGTTGTCTGCATTACTATCAATCCAAGTTGTTCCATTGTAGTACCAAATTCTACCCACATAACGGTTACCGCTATTATTTGTTGGAACAATGAATGCATCCCAACGCTTACGTGGATCATCAGAGCTTCCATCTGGTAAATCAGTATTTGTTGGTCTTGTGCCTTTGAATCTCAACTTACGCCAATCAGCAAATGTTGATGGCGGGTTAAAGACCGGGAATACGTGCTGAGCATCAATGTTAAACAATGCACCGACAAATGCTCTTGTTGCTTTATCAGATCCGTCAATGTTAAGTGCAGGATCAATAAATCTAAAGTCATTTGCAAGAATCTTGACTAAGTTTCCGCCATCGCGATATGTTTTCGGTAAATCAATAAACTTGTATTCAGAAGTAATAAATCTTTGAACTTCGCGCTGTAGATCATTTCTGTTATTTTGCAGAATATCTTTAGCAAAACTAAACTGCTTATCATTTTCCCAAGCAAAGTTAGGTTCAATTTCTGGACCAAGTGCTTCAGGACTATTGTAATATAGCGCATTGTAAAGAATCATACCAAGATCAATCGCTTGCTGAACTTGATGTGCTCCACCAAGCTCTGTTCTGAGACGCTGACCAGGATATTTACCCGCAACGATATCACTTACAATATAACCAAGTTGACGATATGCTTGAGCGGTTGCAACTCTTGTATCTTCTGGAACTCTGAGTTCGTTATTCCAGTAATAGAAATCTGCATTCCATCTTGTCGCTTTGTTACCGCCATAGTTGAAATCCCAGCTCATAGCATCTAGGATATAACCTGCATCGCGCTTACACTTAGTTTTGTTATAATCGATAATTGTAAATTCATCTTGCAAGAATTGAGTTATATCATCTGCAAGCTCATCTAAGTTATCGTCAATTTGTTTTGCAGCCCAAACTTTTCCAGCATCAACCCATGAAGTATTCGGATCAAGGATTTCTGGAATAATGTCCATGCTATCTCTTCTAATTGAATCTTCAACAATTCTTACAAGATCCATTACTTCTTCTTTTTCAGTAGCAGTAGCTGCTGGATGCGTTGTAATATCTTGTTCTGCTGATGTGTGACTCATATGATCAGTATTTACAGCAGTTGCTCTTACAACATCACCTACTAGGTCAGCCATTTCTACATAGAAGTTTGCAGTTTGCTCTCTTTGATCTTTTGGCAATACTGAAATTGCATTTTCAAAGTATAGCTCAGCAGTTCTAACTGTTGCATAATTTGTTGTATAGTTAACGTCGTGTGATAGAGCATCAATCATTACACCAACATCTCTGCGACATTTCTCACGAGAATAACTTAAACCTTTATAAGTTTCGTAAATATATGTCTGTAAAGTTTCTGCAATTCTAGCAGCATCATTTTCAACTGCATTTTTAGCAGAAAGAATTGATGCATCAATCCAGTTAATATGAGGATCTACTCTTGCTGGAATTCCTGAAGGATCATTGTCATCTGCTACTTTTGCTAACATTGTAGCAAGTTCCATTGCTTCTTGTGCAGTTTCTCTTCTTACTGCAAGAGATGGCATTTCTTGTCTAACTGGGTTACCTGTTACATGAGCAATAGCATTTAGTTTAGCACTTACAAATGTATGAGCTCCGCCTTCACCGTAAGCTGTTTTACCAACATTCATAGTAATTGTTGTTGCGTCAGCAGCAGTAATTTTCATCGGTGTATTATAGTATGGGTGATGAGATTCTGGTGCAGCATGTTCTTGCTGATTACCATCAAGAGCACATGTAAATACGATGCTTTCAGGAGCAATTAATACGTAATCACCAACTTCTAAGTTGTGGTTTGCACCAAGAGTTGCAGTGAATACACCTGTTACTGGATCATATGTAGCACCTGTTGGCTGCCACTTTCTTCCTAGCTCGCGTGGTACATGCTCGTTACGAGTTACCCAGCGAACAACTTTACCAAGATATTCGAATGCTCTTCTTGTAGAGTCACGCTGATCGATTGGTAGAATGTTTACAGCATTTTTAAAGTAAAGCTCAGCAGTACCGTGCATTGCAGAGTTACCACCGTATTGGATATCGTGAGAAATCGCGTCAACAATATAACCAGTATCTCTGCGACATCTTTCTTCGCTGTACTCTAAGTATCCAAACTTATCTTTCAAGTATTGAACAACTGTATCTCCAAGACCCTCTTTACGATCTCTAATGATTGCTGTACTTACTTCGTAATCGTAACCAGTTGCTGCACCGTCAGAAGTATCTGCTTCTTTCAGTTGTGGCATATTAATTAATGAATCATCAAGAATAATATCTCTTACGATTAAGAATAAGTTTTCAACATCAGCTCCTGTTCCAGCAACTACGTTTCCGAATCCAGAAGTAACTTGACTTTCAGCGTTTCCTGCTGTTGGTGTTACTGTTTGTTTTAGAACAACTCTTTCTGCAATTCCACCTACGTGAGCAAATATTCCCGCAGTTTCAGATCTTTGATCTGCTGGGAGTACTGATGTTCCATTTTCGAAGTATAGTTTAGCAACATCTCTCATAGCAGCGTTTGAGCCGTGGCGAATATCAAATGATACTGCATCGACCATAACACCAATATCACGCTCGCATTTATCTCTTTGGACAGTTGTTAATGATGCCCATAAAGTAGGATATGTTTGTTCAAAGTGTGCTTTACCTTCAGCAGCTAAGAATGCTCTGTTTAATTGTAAGCCATCAGTTGCGTTATTATCACTATTACCAACATTAGCAGAACCGAAGTTGTATGTAACTCCAGCATCGCCATCTGTCATGATGCTAATGATATTATTAAATGCGGCTGTTGCTCTTGTAAGCGCAGTACCAGTAAGTCTTGGTAAAATATCATCTTTAACGTATTCAATACCTTCAATTGTTTCCGCCAACTGCTCTTCAATTACTTTGTCTGCACCTACTGTACCTACACGATATGCTTTACCGTAGTATTTTGAAGGGTAATCAGAACCGGTTTGAACATCTCTTGAT